CACGGAGGGACGGGAAGAATGCGAAGGGCGTCCTCCGGCAGACCCGTTTCCTCACGCCATTCTCGCGTCGCACACGCGATGTCGGATTCGTGAATGTTTCGACGTCCCTTCGGAACCCCCCATTCGGGCTCCTCGTAGTGATGAGTACAGCGTTCCGCATAGAACGACAACGGTCGCCCGAGGCTGTCTCCTGAGGCCCGAAACGCCTCAAAGATGGACTGGGCCGTTTCGGATTCCGTGCGAAACTGACGCGTGTGCTGTCCGCTCCACAGAGCGAACCACAGGTCGGAAAAGGTGCCGGTGAGAAGACGCCCGCGCTCCTCCGTCGTCATTTCGTTGAACAAGAGTTGAATATAGTCGTGATTCGTCAGCTTGTACTTGCCTCGCAAGAATTCCACGTAGGAAAAACTGTCTTTTCGACGAATCAGGAGATAGTAGGGTTCTTTTGCTTTCGCCTCGGGTGCTGTCGCCTCTGGCTTCGTCGCCTCGGGCGACGCCGTCTCTTTGCCTTGAATCGCAAGAACGCCGTAAGACATCACCGGAAGTCGACACTCCCGGAATGTGTGGCCTCGTATCCCGCAGTTTAAACAGTCCATTCTAAGAAGGAGAACTGTTACGTTTCGTTTAGACCCGTGAACATTAAAACGAACACCTTTCCTAGAGGAATGCCACGCGAGTTTCCACCCTACGGCGTAGGACCCGACGTATGGGGACCGTGCTTTTGGACGACGATGCACATCGTCAGTCTCGGAGCCCCCGTGTCGCCTTCGGCAGAAGAACAGGCGGGGATTCGTGCCTTTTACGAATCCCTTCAAGTCGTGATTCCCTGCCCCGTCTGCCGAGAGCATTACAAACAAGCCCTCGTGGCAATGCCCCTTCGTCTTCAGTCGCGCGCCGAGTTAATCGAATGGGTCTACGAAATTCACAACTATATCAATGAACAGTTGGGAAAACCGTCTCTGTCGTGGGAAGGCTTCATCGCCCATATGCGATCGCTGTCTTCAAACGGAAGTTCCGGTGGCAGCAACAACAGTCGCAGCAGTAGCAGCAGCAGCAGCCTCACCCCCCTCCTTCTGGGCGTTGGCTTGGGCATCGGTCTGACTCTGGCTCTTCGGCCCCTCCTGGCCAGAAAATGATTCCCATTCCATCATGTCGTTGACGTGCTCGTCGGCCACGAAGGTGAGAAACGGCAAAAAGGACTGTACAAAGCCGCTGGCCTCCCCCCTCTCAAACAGAGGCATCACTCCGTAGTTCGGCAGCGTATGTCCCAACCACCAACGACGATAGAGGACAATGTAGGGAAAACTCAGAAACGAAAAGAAGAATCCGTAGACGGCGTAAAAGAGACGTTGATACCACGGGCGATAGAGATTGAGGTTGACGGCGTAACTGGCGCTGGCAACGCTCATGAACACAAGGCACACGACTATCATCGCATAGAATGTATATTTGAAGACGCGACCGACAAGACGCGAAATACTAAAGGTTTTTCGTGCCTCCTCGGCCTCCTGCTTGGCCTTTTTCTCCGCCGCCGCCTGGGCCTTTTTTGCGGCCTCCTCCTTGGCCTTTTTGTCCGCTTCCTCCTTGGCCTGTTTCTCCTTCGTTACCTTTTCCTGCTTCTTCGCATACTCTTCGGCCTCCGGATTGTACGTTGCCGAGTGAAGCGAATACGCAACACTGTTACTTAACTGGCTCGCAAAGTCCATCCTACCAAAGGCGGACGTTTCCGCCGTTCTCCCTCTACCGCTAAGTATAAATGTACACCCGCCGTTTTGCGGGGGGTGTACATTTTACGACGGCAACTGCTCACACGACCTTCATCGCCGACAAACTGGCGTTGGGATTCGCCTTGTAGGTATCCCGAGCATTCTTTTTACGCTGGGCCGTCAGGGCCGAGGCCGCCGGCTTCGGTGGGCCCGGAGAGACCTTGGTGTTATTGGATCCCGTGAGACCCAGAGGCAGTTGCTGGGCCAACGTCATTTCGCACGGATCTCGGCCGCCGTAGCTGCGGGCTGGCTCACACAAGGACGGCAGGGGGACCTTCACGCACCTTCGCCCCGTGTTGTCCTCGCCGAGAAAGCACCACGTTTCACCAGGCTTCGTGGGAAGGCTGTTCGTCTGAGTCTTGAGCTGCGCAAGAGGGGATGTCGTGTCCTGAACGGCTGCTTCTCCTCCCGCCGTTTCTGTGTTCGCACCGGGCCCAAAGAGATATTCCATCCACGAAATGCGGGTCGCATACCACGGGTGGGATTCCTTCTGAATGACGAAATAATAGACAAGACCGGCGACCAAGACGAGAAGAACGATGCCAATCAAAAGCCACGGAATCGTGGAGGGGGCGGCCTCATTGCTGAGCGGAATTGAGTTGTTCATCCTCTACAAAGGACGAAGGAATCTTCGGATTGTGTTTGTCCTGCGGCACGAACCCGCAGGAGAAATATCGGTCCCTCCCAAGAGAATGCCGGGTGGATTGCTGGCCCTCGTCTGCTACGGCAACGAAAACGTGTTTGTGAACGGCAACCCCAGCGTCACGTGGTTCTACAAGATTTTCCAACGATATACTCATTTCTCCCAAGAGCCGATTCAAATCGCATTGGACGGCCCCAACGCCCTTCGAATGGACGCCCCCATCACGCTCAAAGCCATCGTTCCCCGCAGCGCCGAGCTCCTGAGCGACCTCACTCTCCGTGTCACAATTCCCGACGTCTACAGCAAACTCTATACGGACAAAGACCTCACGCTCATTCGGGCCTATGAATTTGCGTGGGTGCGACAACTCGGAACCCGCATGATTCAGAGCGTCACCGTGACCATCGGGGGCCAGGCCATCCAAGAGTTCACGGGCGAGTGGATTGCGACGCGGGCGGCCCTCGACTTGGACTCGGACCGCTACTACAAGTGGCAATCGATGGTGGGGGACACGGCGACGCTCTTTGACCCTGCGAACGGCATCTACGCCGACCCCGCCCAGCAGGGAACGGCCGCCGCCTATCCCAACGTAACCCTGTGGTCTCCCAACGGAGTCGCGGGAACCCAGCAGAACAGTCCCAGTATTCCGGGACGCATCCTCCGCATTCCCCTCGGTCTCTGGTTCAGCGACTACATTTCCAACAGCGTTCCTCTGGTCGCCCTCGAGTACCACCAAATGGAAGTCACGATTGTGATGGCCCCTCTTCGGAATCTCTACACGGTGCTCGACCCCTCGGGCGTTCGCCTCCGTCCAGGCGTCTGGTCTCTTCCCTATCTTCCGTCGGACCAATACACGGCCACCTACAATCCGACGATTTACGGGAAACTGCCGGCCTCCCTCAACAATCGCTACGGCGAAGCCACCGACGTCAGCGGCTCGATGCGCTACTTTCTGACCGACATCGGCGGTCCCATTCCCCCCTTTGACGGCTGGCCCCTCAACGCGACGCTCGAAGGATTGTACACCTATTTGCAGCAAGAGGAGCAGAACGCCTTTGTGGGGAGGACTCTGCGCTACAATGTTCGTCAGGCCCAGCAATTTAGCCAGACGGGTGTCTCCACGCGGAGCACCTATCGACTCGACGTTCACAACATTTCAACCCGCATCGTATGGTTTGCCCGTCGCTCGGACGCCCAGCCCTATCGCAATCAACCGGGCAATCTCACCAATTGGATTTCGACGGCGTCGACGACCCGTCCCTACGCAACTCCTATCTCAGGTCAACCCAACTTCGTCTATCTCCCCGGAACGGGAGGACAGACGAAACTCATCGGACGATCGGGAGCCCTCTTGGCGGGCTTTCAGCGCGACATTCTCCGCAACGCCTATCTCACGGCGAACGGCACGGCCCTCTTCGATTCGAACGACGCCGGATACTTTGGGGAGTACGTTCCCTACCGATTTCTCCGGGGCAACGCGACGCCCTTTCAAAACTACGGGCTGAGTAGCCAATCGGAGCTCTGGCCCCTGTACTGCTACAGTTTTGCGTTGGACGGGTCGTCCGTCAAACAACCGACCGGCACGTTGAACCTCAGTCGCATCGACCGGTTGGAGCTGGACCTCGACGTGTGGTCCATTCCCACGGCGGCGGGCTATACGTACGAAATCCAGATTTACGTGGAAGTGTTGAACTTTCTCGAAATCAGCTCGGGCTTGGGCTCTCTCAAATTCGCTATTTAGAGTTTGAAGTACTTGAGGATCGTGTGGGTAACAGCAAACAAGACGCCTCCCCACATCGTGTCGGCGACGGCCATCACGGGGCTGTACTTTTTGAGGAGGGCGAGGTTCGTAAAGTCGTAGACGGCGTAGACGGCGGCGCCGAGGAGGGCGGCTTCCGTGGTCGTCCGGGGAAGTTGAACCAGGTAGGCCAGAGCAACGTAGACGACGAGGGCGGGGAGAACGCGGAAGGTCACGGGGCTCCCTTGGATGGCCGCCGTCATTGCGAGGGCCGTCGGACCGACGAAGAAGAGCCACACCGCGTCGACGAGAAGCAGGAGGACAAAGGCGGCGGCAAACGAATACGGCGTAAATTGAAAGGACATACCGCGTCTTACTAAGGTGCGATATATCCATTGTTTCCAACAACAGTCCCAACATCCTCCTCTCTCTCCCTCTCCTTTTCCGTCTAGTACCGGGTAACCCACCAGTCGTCGTGAAAGTAGGGCGGCAATTCGCTGAACGACTTGTTCATGATGGTCTTGCTCGGGCCCTGGCTCATCAAGCGGTCGATGTCCGCGTAGGCCAGAGCGTAGGAAAAGTACTGAAGACGCGAGACCATTCCGTTCATCGCACCGGTCACCTTGAAGGCCTTGACGTCGTCGCGCGCGGCGGTCGTGGCTGTCGCGTCGAAGGCCGTGGGCCACATCACATAGACGTTGCCGTTGTTGAGCCGCGGCACGTCGGGGAACTGCTTGCGTTGCGTCACGTTGCCGTTGACGTAGACGTCCAAATACTTGCCCTTGAGGAGAATGACCAAGTGAAACCACTTGCCCACCGGGATGTTGGGCACCTCGACGGAATTGTTCCACGAGCTCACGGTGTTCATATAGATTCGGAGTGTGTTGGAACCGGCCTGAACAAAGACGCCGGGAGACATCACGGGAAAGGCGTTCTTGAACCCCCTGTGAAAGACGTGCTTTAAGGGCATAGGGGTCGTCGACGACGTCGCGTCGAATGTCTCGGGGTTCACCATCAAATACATCGAATACGTACACTCGATGCCGGTGGGCTCGTTCTTGCTGTTGTACATATACGGAACGGTGCTGTCGTCGGGGTCCTGGCCGATATACTGCTGGGCCGTCGTCGTATCTTGGAGGAGCACGGCGTTCGTTCGCAGCGTGGACCGTTCGCCGCCCGCCAAGGCCTCGACCGAGCTGATGACGAGGAGAACAATCAGAACGACCGTGGCCGTCAGAATCAATTGACTGATTAAATCGCGACCCCCTGAGATGACTCGCAGCGTCTCCATTCTACAAAGGTCTAGGGTTTTCTGCGTCGGCGATGATTAACCCGCCGGCGTACCAGTCGCCGGTGTACCAGTCGCCGGTGTACCAGCGGGCGGCGTCGAAGGGCAAGAACTCGACCCCGTCGTCGTGTCGTTGCTGCTCGTCGTGGCTCCCGTGTAGCTGATGTTCACCCCCAGCTTACTCTCCAAGTAGCTCAGGAAGGTGGGCGGGCCGCCGGGGCCCGCCAAATAAATCGAATAGATGCGGTCCGGAGTCAGCGTGTAGGCGAAATAATTCATCACGCCGAAGCTGCCATGAAAGCCGCCGGCCTCTCCAATCACGACGGACTGAAGACCTTTGGCGCCCGCCTGAATGATTTGGGGAAGGACGCAGGACCGTGCGAGTTTTCCGTCGTAATACACGTCGACCACGCGTCCGTTGGTGCTGACGGTGATATTGAGCCACCGTTGCATATCAATGTCTTGGAGATCGCACGAGGGCGTTTGGCCGTCCAGGAAACACGAAGGGGCCGCTCCTTTCGGTCCCGACAGGCTTCCTTCCGTTCCGGCCAGCAGCTTTTCACGTGCGATTTTGTTCGTGTAATTGTTCGAATTAGTGCCTGTGTAGAGACGGATGGCCATCATCGGCTCCGTCGGATAGAGCATCACGGCCATCAGGGCCGCGTCGGCGATTCCGGCGTCCTTGATCGTCAGTACGTTCGACGGCTTGGAGCCACGGTCCCCCCAACTGTTAATGTAGATCCAGAAGCTGAAGGTGTACTCTCCGCCCGACTTGATACGGATTCGTGCGTCCTCCGTTATTTTTAAAGTGACTGCCCCGCTCGTGGGAGCCCCCGTCTGCGTCGTCGTCGTCACGGCAATGTCCTGGGAGGCTCCGTTGAACGTCAGGCGGCTGACCAGGTACACGATAGAGAGTGCGGCCACAATGTAAAAGATGTACTTTAATGCGTTGGAAGGTGCTGCGGCGGGGGCGCCCATTCCTCTCATTGCGTTCATTTCTACATTCGGATGTCCTTTTTTTCAGGCCGTCTGGACGGCAAGACGGCAAGACACTTCCTACGTTGAACACAATGGGTTCATTGTGTTCAACGGATGCGATGGCTGCGATGGCTGCGATGGGCTTAGGAACCTGGGACCAGAGGTCCCAGGTTCCCATCCTAGGGGTCAAAGGGGGCTTTGTCTCGGTCGCCTGCGGCGACCGAGCGCCAGAGCCCCTTGTCCCTTTAAAATAAGTAATTGATAAACTGAAACGGGTTGCCGTTCGACGCATCGCCGACGCAAATCCCGATGCTACAGAATCCGCCCTGGAGAGTCTGTAAAAGACCCGCCCAATCAAAGGGGGAGTCAGGAATGTTCGGTTTCCCCTTGTAATCGCTCGTCCTCTTGTAATTGGCGAGGATTTCGGCCATTGTGAGACGTCGGGGCCACGCCTGCGTGTAGCCCAACTGACCGTCGAATCCGGGCTGGACGTTCAAATTGACGACCGTGGGCCTCGCCAGGGGAACGTTGTCCAACAGAGTCGACGACACGAGAATCCCGTTGAGATAGACGTCCACCGTGCGTCCTTCGACCGTAAACACCAACTGATTCCATCGAGCCGCCATAAAGTTCGGAACGGTCACAATGCTCGTAGGATTGACTTGACCGGGAGGATTCGTGGGGGCCAGCGCAATCTGGGCGGAACTCTTCTGGGAGTCGATTGTGACGGTTCCCGCGCCCGGGATTAAAATCAACGGAATCGGAGTCGCTTGGCCCACGAAAAGCGGCTTCGTCACGTCGGAAATGTACACGTAGGTGCCAAAGGTGAAATTGTTGTCAAACGTCTTGAGCATCGTCGCGAAATCGATCAATTGAATGGGAGGATACTCCGACATCGAAGAGCCGTGGAGTTCGTAGGGACCCATTGCGACAATCGACGAATCGACGGGCCACACATAACGACCTACGACGTAAATAGCAACGAGAATCATCGCCACCATCGGAATGTAGGACAGAAGAGGGGAGGGGGGAGTCTTTTCGACCGTCTCTCTGGCAAGATTTAGGTTGTCCATCTTATTCTACCGTCCTATTTTCATCTAGACGTACACATTCGTGTTGATTCCTCTCAGAGAGCTGTACAGGGATTGGCCCTGTTCGTTCAGGGCTTCTCCCGTCGCGCTCAAGGCCCCGATTCCGCCCGGCAAGAAGCCGAGGGCGTTCGTCGCCGCCGCACCCGTGTTGGTTGCCCCCTGCGACGCCGGCAGGACGGGGCACGTCGGCGTGACGGTAAAGGTCGGTGCCGTTCCGCAC